CCGAGGAAGTCGCCGGGATGGGCGCGATCTTCTATGTCGACAACGGCTCGGGCTACGTCAACGCGCTGATGAAGGATGAAGGCGTCGGCCTGATGGGCCGGATCGGCCTGTCGATGACGCACTCGGTGGCCTACAACTCGCAGGCTCGCGGCGTGATCGAGCGACTGCACCAGACGCTATGGGTGTCCGCCGCCAAGCGCCTGCCGAGCTACATCGGCCATGACATGGACCGCGAAGCCAAGCAGCGCCAGTTCAAGCTGACCCGCGCGGCGGTGAAGCACGGCGGCCGCCTGCCCATGATGGGCTGGGACGACTTCCTTGTCTTCGCCCGTGAACGGGTCGCCGAGTACAACGCCCGCCCGCACCAGAGTCTGAAGGGCAAGAGCCCGGATGAAGTCTGGCACGCCTTCGAGCAAAAGGGCTGGCAGGCCGACCGGCTGGATAGCGACACCTTGGCCGCACTGTTCCGGCCGCGCGTGGAACGCACCGTGCTGCGGGCCGAGATTCAACTGTTCACCAACATCTACTTCAACAACACCCTGGCCGAGCTGCACGGCGAGACCGTGCAGGTGGCCTACGACATCCATGATGCCGAGCGGGTGTGGGTGTACCTGCCCGATGGCCGCTTTGTCTGCACCGCCGAGTGGAACGCCAACAGTCGCAGCTACATGCCGAAGTCGGCACAGGTTGCGGCCCGCGAGAAGCGCACCGATGCCCGCCTGCGCAACCTCGACAAGAAGCGCGACGACATCGAGCTGGAGCGCGGCGGCCGGCCGGCACTGACGGTAGTGAACGAGACGGCCATTCCGGGCCTGTCCGGCCGCGAGATCGCCGGGGCATTCGAACGCCTGGTCGAGCCGGTGGAGGCGTTAGAGACCGCTGCCCCGCTGCGCACGATTAACGCCTCGATAGAAGAGCCGAGCGGATTCATGGTGCCGGGCACTGCCGATCTACGCATCCGGGCCTGGTTTGAGCTGAGCGAGCAAGCCGAACACGGTGTGCTGCTGAGTGAGAAGGAGACCCGTTGGCTGGGCACCTATGCCAAGAGCAGCGAGTTCCGCGTGATGAGCCAGAAACAGAACGAACTACACCAAGCCTCGGCTTGGTCCTGACACCAAAGGGGAACAACAACATGAGTCAGCAAATGCACAGCCGTATCGCCCCCATCGCCAACCTAGACCTGGTCGCGGTGGTGATGGAGAAACTGGTGCATCGCCAGGATGGTCTGCCGGGTCTGGCGGTGTATTACGGCCCGTCCGGTTGGGGTAAGACCACCGCGACCATCGCCGTCGCCAACCGTACCCGCGCCTTCTACGTGCAGATGCGCAGCGCCTGGAGCCGCAAGACGCTGCTGGAAAAGATCCTGTTCGAGATGGGCATCAAGCCGGCCGGCACGATTCCCGACCTGCTCGACCAGGTGTGCGAGCAACTGGCCGCCAGCCGCCGCCCGCTGATCCTGGACGAGTTCGACTACGCCGCAGCCAAGGACCAGATGATCGAGCTGGTGCGCGACATCTACGAGGGTAGCCAGTCCAGCCTGCTGCTGGTCGGCGAAGAGATGCTGCCGAACAAGCTGAAGCGCCACGAACGCTTCCACGGCCGGGTGTTGAACTGGCTGCCGGCCGCCCCGGTGACGGTGGACGACGCCCGCAAGCTGGCGGAGATCTACAGCCCCGAAATCGTGGTATCCGACGACCTGTTGACCCACCTGGTCAGCATCAGTCACGGCTCGGTGCGCCGGGTGTCGGTGAACCTGGTGAATGTCCAGGACGCCGCCCTGATCGAGGGATGGGAACAGGTCGACCGGGCAACGTGGGCAGACCGTGCCCTGTATACCGGCGATGCGCCGAAGCGCCGGGGGGGCCTGTGATGGCCAAGCAGACTGCACGGCCGGCAACGCGGATGGAAAGCGCCGGAGGGCGCGGGGCATTCCAGCGTATCTGGGAAGCCATCCGCCATCACCGTGATGACTTCACTGCCGCGCTGATACACAGCGACACCCTGGCAACGATGGGTGCGGTCCAGCACTACGTGAATGCCCTAGTTCTGGGCGGCTACGTCGAGCGGATCAATGACCGCACTGGCGGTGCCGTTCAGCAAAGCTTCCGGCTGGTACAGGACTGCGGCATCGAATACCCGCGCCTGACGGCCAAGGGGCAACCGATCCAGCGCGACCTCGGCACCGAGGCGATGTGGCGGACCATGCGCCTGCTGGGCGGCGAATTCACCACCCGCGACCTGGCCGAGATGGCCAGTACGCCAGAGCGGCCGATCTCGGTCCCAACCGCCACTATCTATGTCGGCCAGTTGGCCAACGCCGGCTACGTGATCCAGGTGGCCAAGCGCAGCCGACGCTCGGGAGCCCGTTACCGTTTCGTCGCTAACCGCTACACCGGGCCGCGCCCGCCCGTGGTCGGCCGCAACACCTATGTCTACGACCCGAACCTCGACAAGGTGGTGTGGCAGGAGGAAATCAACCATGACGACCTCTGAGCCACGCTGGCTGGCTCTGTTACGAGCCGAAGCGAAGCGCACCAGTAACGTGGCGGTGGCGAAACGTCTGGGTTACAGCCGTACCACCATCAGCCTGGTACTGGCTGGCCGCTATCCCGGAGGTACCGAGCGGATCGCCGCTGCGGTGCTGGCGGAACTGGACGCGAGGGACTGCCCCTACCTGCAGCAATCGATTCAGGCCGTTGAATGCCATGACATCGCGTTTGGCTCGGCCCCGACCCACCACCCGATGAAGCTGGCCCACTGGCGCGCCTGCCAGCATTGCCCGAACCGCCTGTAAAGGAGAACAAGAATGCAGATCAGACCACTGGTGACAACCGGCCGTATCGAAATCGTGCATGACCTGGAAACGAAAGACATCCGGGCCAGCGCCCACATCCTCACCCTGGGCGCGGTCGCCATCGACGTCGACAGCGGCCGAATCGTCGAACGCTTCGACGCCAAGCTGATGCCGCTGCAGCCGCACCGCACCGTCAGTGCCGACACCACTGCCTGGTGGCAGTCCGACGCGGTCAGCGATGCCGGCCGCCGGGCCGCGCTGCATAACCGTGAGCAAGGGATCGGCATTGGCGAAGCATTGTGTCGCTATCAGGACTTCATCGAGCGCTATCCCTCGGCTGGCCTGTGGGGCAATGGCAGCGACTTCGACAACGTGATCCTGGCGCATGCCTTCACCCAATACGGGCTGGTCTGGCCATTTCGCCGCAATCGCTGCCTGCGCACCCTGCGCGGCTTGCTGGGCGCTAAGCGCCGCGACTTTCCGGGCCACCTGACTCCTCATGTCGCCATCGACGATGCCGAGGCCGAAGCCCTGGAGCTGGCCACCCTGCTCGGGCAGCTGGCCATGCTGGAACCCGCCCTGGAGGAGTGCTGACCATGCAACCGACCCTGAATGTTTTGACCCTGAGCACTATTAGCCGCCTTGCCCTGCAGAACCGGGTGGTACGCGAGCTGCGCCAACTGGGGTGCCGAGTGATCGGCGTCGCCTTCGACAACGACCTGACCATCCAGGTATCAGCCGAATCCGGGCAGATCCTGCGCCACTGCAGCAGCGGCATCTTGTCGCGGCGGCACGCCGACATCGAGGCGGTGAGCGTCCGCCGTAATGGTTGCCTGGTGATCTGGAATGAGCAGGCAAGCAAATGAGCAGCACGACCGACATCGAGCTGGATGAGGCGACAGTCGCACGGCTCCGGGAGGAAACCGAGCTGCTGGTACGGGAAGGAATGGATAAGAAGAAGGCCCGCGAGATCGTGTGGCTCGACTACCTGGACGAGCTGAACGAAGCCCCGGCCGTCGCACCAGCCCAGCCCGAGCCTGCCCCCCTTGCAACGCCGATACCCGAACCGCCACCCGTGACAAAACGGCCGCCAGCGTCACCCGAGGGGCACTTTTTTACCCCGGAACGACTGGCCCGAAACCGCCAACAGATACAGCACGTGAAACAGTTTTTAGCTAGCAGGAGAACGATGTGAACACCATTCCGCAGGGCTATCGCCAAGACGCCAAGGGTCGCCTGATCCCCATCGACACCATCAAGCCGGTCGACCTGGCCCGCGACGAGCTGGTGCAGGAGATTGTGCAGCGCGCCCGCACCACCAGCGCCACGCTGGCCGAGTTCAAAACCCAGACCTTCGCCGACATCGGTGCCTTTATCGACCTGTCGGCAGAACGCTACGACGCCAAGCTCGGCGGGGCCAAGGGCAACGTCAGCCTGGTCAGCTTCGACGGCCGCTACAAGGTGCAGCGCGCCATCCAGGACACGCTGACCTTCGACGAGGGACTGCAGGCGGCCAAGGCATTGATCGACGAATGCGTGCACGCATGGACCGCCGATGCCCGCAGCGAGATCCGCGCGCTGATCAATGATGCCTTCAATGTCGACAAGGAAGGCAACATCAGCACCGGCCGCATCCTCGGCCTGCGCCGCCTGGATATCAAGGACGAGAAGTGGCAGCGCGCGATGGCGGCACTGAGCGACTCGGTGCGCGTGCAGTGCTCGAAAAGTTACATCCGCGTGTATGAGCGTGTGGGCGACACCGACCAATACCGCGCCATCCCGCTAGATATCGCGGGGGTGTGAGACCCACACAAGCGAAACCGCCGTTAGGCGGTCTGCCGGGCGTGGTGGCCCGGTACTGATGAGCAGCCAATAGGAAAAAGTATGGGATTAACCAAAGAGCAAAAGCAGGAGCTGATCGACAAGCTGTCCTTCCCGTGGGGCCGAGTGAAGCTGGCCTGTGATGGGTACCAGATCGATCTAGTCGTTGAGCGCTCCAAGGGGCTGAGCTATCACGTGGTGACCTACGTGAACGGTTACTGGAAGGGTGAATGGATTGATGGCTCGAAAACCTTTCCAGAGCAGAAGTTCCTTCACAAGGTAGTCCGCCCAGTAATGACCAAAGCCCAGCGGGAGAAGATGGAAAAAGCGGTCGGCAAACGGTACTTCAAAAAAATGTGCACCGAGGAGCCGATTTGGACTGCAACGACCACCCTCTACGACATCAGATGGGCCAGCGGGAAATCCGCCCTCAACCACTTGTGCAAGGTCTGCGACGCCATTCAGGTCGTGATCGAAGAGACCGTTTAGAACCCGGTGTCGAGCCAGCCAAATAGGCTGGCTCCGCAACGTGTTTTAACGGTGACAAATAGCCTGCAACGGTGAGCGATCCACGTCTGATCAACCCTAACCGGAGACTCAGATAATCCGTCTTCTGAAAACCGGAGGATCGCTCACCCCTGCAGGCTCCAGACAAAGGGGGACTGATGAAGCAAGCAGCACTGGCGAAGATCCACATCGCCAAAAAAGAACTGGGCCTGGATGACGGCACTTACCGCGCAATGCTGCAGTCGATAGCCGGCGTCTCATCGTCAAAGGACCTGACCGCTTTCGGCACGGCCAAGGTACTGGCCCACCTGGAGCGCTGCGGCTGGAAGCCGAAGTCCTCAGCGGCCGCAAGCCGCAAGCCGAAGGCTAGCGCTTCGTGCAAACGCCTGGTCGGCAAAATCGAAGCGTTGCTGGCCGAAGCCCAGCGGCCGTGGGCTTACGCCGATGCGATGGCCAAGCGAATGTTCGAAGTGGAGAAAGTCGACTGGCTGACGCCGGAACAACTAGTGAGTGTAGTGGCTGCACTGGCCTATGACGCCAAACGGCACGGGAGGAATCAGGGATGACGTTTGATGACGTTCAACACTTGCTGCCCGAGTCGGCCCGGCTGTTGGTCGAGCTGATCGGTCTGCGCAACACCATGAATCTGGTTAGCACCTTGGGGGGAACGACCTTTCCGTTTGCCCTGCGCAAGAGCCGCCAGGGCGAGATCCGCTACGAGATGCTGGCCGAGGTGGTTGGCGTTGAAGCCGCCGATATCCTGACGCAGCATTTCGGTGGAGAGCCACTGTATGTTCCGCTATGCAAGGTCGCATTGCGTGAACTGTTCTATCGCGAGGTGCGCGCCGAGTTTGACCATGTGACTCAGGAGTTCAGTGCAATCCACGCCGTGGCGAGCCTTGCAGCGAAGCATCGAATGTCGGATCGGCAGATCTGGCGGGTGCTGAAAAAGCAGGATGACCAAGGCAGTGTAGTTGAACAAGCCTCCCTCTTTTAGGCATCATGCATCACCATGCCAGTGTCAAATCTGGTGCAAATCCTAAGTACTGAGCATGATGAAAAGGGAGTCATATGCAGCAGCAGCTTGCAAGCGAAGGAAACCCAGCCTCCAGTTTTGAGGCCGGATTGATTAGTGCCAATGGTGTGCCATTCGGCATGTGTATTAAATTCCGGATGTTCGATGGTTCCGATGTTCTTCAGCACTATCCGATGTATCAGTTTAACTACCTGATGCAAGAGTTACGCGGATATATCAACGAAGGGCGCCACACTGGCTTCATGTTCCGGGCAGGAGAGAATCCATCACTAGTTGAATCCCTTGACCCAAGGCATCCGTACCATACGATCACGACTGAAATACCAAATCTGTCTCAAGAGGAAATTGGGGCGGTAACAAAGCAGTCAGTGGTAACTGAAATCATCCTTGCGGATCGCGGCCCGACTCTCGTCTTGCGTACAGCGTATGAGGATGGCACTGCTGAAATCCCGCTACATGAGTACACGGCATTCAGTCTTTATGGGTACCTGGAGGAATTCTTAGACGTCATCGACAAGCTTTCAGGTGCTTCCAGTACGCAGCACTAATCAAGCACCTCCTGCACGATAGAACCATTACCTCCTCTAAGCCCCGCCCCGTGCGGGGCTTTGTCCTTCTACTGACACCCTTCCACTGAGCCACGTTTCCCGCTGTTTTTAGACTTGGCGTCATTCACATGACGTACAGGTTTGAAGGGCGTGGCCTCCATGACTCCCGCTAAAAAGACCGCCGCTGGCGCCGGCATTGTCGCCGCGATCATCGCGTTCACCACCCCATGGGAAGGCGAGCGGCATGTCGCCTATCGAGACCCTGTCGGTGTGCTGACCATTTGCGCTGGCGAGACCCAGGGCGTCTATGTAGGCCAGCACATGAACCATGCGCAGTGCATGGCGGCCATGGCCAAGCGGGTGCCGCAATACCTTGGCCCCGTGGATCGCATGATGCCCAAGCTGACCACCAATCAACGCATCGCCTTCACCGATTTCGCCTGGAACGAGGGTGTGGGACGGCTGGAGCATTCCGGCATCCCGCAGTTGATGAACCACGGCCAAACCCAAGCCGGGTGCGACCGCTTACTGCAGTACGACCGTGCCGGTGGACAGGTGTACCCCGGTCTTCAAAAACGCCGCAAGGCAGAGAGGGAACTATGTCTATCGAAGTGATGAACACCCTGGTGGAAACCGCCAAGGGTGATGTGCAGGCCGCTGAAGCCAAGGTGAAGACTTTCTGGGTCGATGGCGTGCGCTTCTGGTATGCCCTGTGGTCCGTCCGCATGGCGATCTTGTCCACCATCCTCGGCGGTCTCAGTGCGTTGCTGCCGACTTGGCAGCCGGCGCTGCCGGCCTTGCCGTTCGCCATTCTGTCCACGGTCTGCGCTGCCCTCGCCGGGGTGGCCAGCCTGGTCAAACAGCCCGCCTTGCTGTCCAGCATTGAGGCGGATCGCCAGGCACGAGCAGATGCCGCAGCCAAAGCAGCGGATGCCGCGCAGGTGGCGGCACAAGCCAAGGCTCAACAGGCCCTTCTGGCGGCGGCAGTGAGCGCCGCAGCGTTGAAGGCGCTCCAGGACGCACAGACGCAGCCGGCCTCGCCGGAGGTCGCAGCACCCAGTGCCGATCCGGCTGCAACTACCGTGCCGCCAGTTCAATAAGGAAAGCCCGATGCCAACTGAAGCCAAACTCATTGCTGCGCTGGTATCGGTCGCCTTGCTGGTTGGCGGAGTCGCTTTGTCTTACCAGCGCGGTTACGCGCATGGCTACGACTTCGCCAAGACCAAGGGTGACGCTGCGCTCCAGCAATGGCGGAGCGCCCAGGAGCTTGCCAGCGCGAAAGCCCTGAAGCAGGCAAATGATCGGTATGCCGGCCAGGTGAAGCGCGCCAATCAGGCAGAGCAATCGCTGCTCGATATACGTCAGCAGTTGGCGCAGCAGACCCAACATGCCAAGGAACAAATCGATGCTGTTACTCAGACCTATCGCACCGCACCAGGTGCAGCCCCTCAAGCTCTGCCTCAGTGCGTGTTTACTCGCGGCTTTGTGCGCCTGTGGAACAGCGCCGCAGGGGCCGATGACGGTCGTGGAACCGTATCGTCAGGCGCCTCTGTCGGCGGCGCTGATGCAGCGACCGACCCCGCCGATGCCTTTGATTCCGGGGTATCACAAGCGGACGTCCTCGACTGGTTCACCGACTACGCCACTCGCGCCCGAGGTATCGAAGCCCAGCTGAACAAGGTGCTGGATGTCGAGCAAGGCAATCAACAAGACCTGCCGGGGAAATAACGATGGATCAGTTTGATCGCGCCACAGAGCTGGAAGAGCAGCACCGCGAGATCGCGTTGGCCTCGGCCAAACGCAATCACCCGGCAGGCCAAAGCTACAGCCACTGCGAAGACTGTGGTGACGAGATCCCTGTAGCGCGTCGCCAGGCAGTGCCCGGTTGCCACCGCTGCATCCACTGCCAAGAAGACCGAGAACGAGGGAGAGGCTGAATGGCCGACCAGAACAACGACCTGACACGCGCCCTGGGGCGCATCGAAGGCAAGCTGGACATGATCGTGGCCAGCCAAGCCAGTCAAAACGAACGCCTGGATGCTATGGACGGACGGCTGCGCAATGTCGAACAACAGGCCGCTCGCACGGGTGCTATCAGTGGCGGCATTGTTTCCATTGGCACGGCTATCGCAGTTGAACTACTCCGGCGGGCTCTGTAAGGCATGGCGCATTCCCAGGAAACCCGCGACAAGCTTCGCCGCCTCTACGTGTTCGACCGCATCAGTCTGGAAGTGGCGGCACTGCAGTGTGGAGTGTCGATGTCCACGGCCAGCCGCTGGAAAGGCGAAGCAAAGGAAACCGGCGACGACTGGGACAAATTCCGAGCGGCGGCCATCCTTGCCGGCGACGGTATCGAGAGCGTAGCGCGGGCAGCTTTAGCGGGGTTTTTGACCCAGTACCAAGCGACGATGGACACGCTGAACGCTAATCCTGATATCCGAGCCGAGGCCAAGGTGCAGATGCTGGCCAGCCTGGCCGATTCGTTCAACAAGACAGTGGTCGCCAGCAAACGCGTGCTGCCCGAGACCAGCCAGCTCGCCACCGCGATGGAAGTGGTGCAGAAGCTGGCCGGCTTCATCCGCGAACACCACCCCCAGCACGCCCAAGCCTTCGTCGACGTGCTCGAACCGTTCGGCCAGGAACTGGCCAGGACCTACGGATAGCCCCCATGAACTACGACCAACAAACCCTGCTACTGATCAAAGGCGCCATCGCCGACATGCCGGAAGCCGACCGCCTGCAGGTCGAAGACGCCGCGCGACGGCTGCGCGAAACGCTGTCGCTCTATCCCACCGGCCACGCCCAAGTTGCCCTGGCACTGGTCGGGGCCGAAGCAACGGTGAAGGCAAACGAATGAGCGAAGCCTTCTCCAAAAAGGACTTCTTCGACGAGCTGCGCGAACTCTCCGCGCAGCTCAAGCGCGATATCGAGGCCCACCACACCGGACTTGACCCGTCGCCGGAAGCGATCCGCGAGCGCCGTCGCCGCGTACTGCGCGACGGCGATTTCCAGTTCTTCGCCTACACCTATTTCCCGCATCACATCCGGGGCGAGCCGTCCCGCTTCCAGGGGCAGTTCTGCCAGCGCTTCCCGCAGTTGTTGCGCATGCCAGGCGGCGCGATGGAATGGTGGTGCGCGCCTCGCGGTGAGGCCAAGTCGTCGATGCTGACCAAGATCGGCCCGACCTGGTGCGCGGTCCAGGCACTGCTGCAGCGACCGGAGATTCAGCAGGAGGTGGCCTGGGAGGGCGAGCTGCCGCCGTTCATCGACTACATCATCCTGCTCGGCGCCGAGACCAAGCTACCGACCAAGCTGCTGGAGGTGGTCAAGACCGAGTTGACCGTCAACGCCATGCTGGCGCTCGACTTCCCCGAAGCCTGCGGCAAGGGGCCTATGTGGAAGGTCGGCGAGTTCATCACCCGCACCGGAGTGAAGGTCGAACCATTCGGGGCGGAACAAGCAATCCGGGGGACCTTCCACGGTGCCAGTCGGCCGAAGCTGTTGCTGGGTGACGACCTGATCACCGACGCCGAGGCCAAGAGTCCGACCGAGCGCAATAAGCGCTGGGACTGGCTGGAAAAGGCTATCGACTACCTGGGCCCGCCGGACGGCTCGGTGAAGTACCTGGGCGTTGGCACGGTGCTGGACAAGGACGACCCGGTTAGCCGGGCCAAGCGCACAATCGGCCACATCGTGCACCACTTCCGGGCCATCGAATCGCTGCCGACCTACATGGACCTGTGGGAGCGTTGCGAGGAGTTGATGCGCAACGCCGACAAGCTAGCCGAGGACGAGGCGGCGGCAGCTGGCAGCAAGCTGACCGAAGAGCAGCGACCGTCCTACCGCTTCTACCTTGATAACCGCGCCAAGATGGATGAAGGCGCGGTGACGTCCTGGCCGGCGGTACGTTCGCTGTACTGGCTGATGCGTCAGCGCGCCAAGGCGCCCAGGGCGTTCGGTACCGAGATGCAGGGCGAGCCGCGCAGCGAAGAAGACAAGGTGTTCATCAATCTGAAGTACTTCGTCCACCGCCTGCGCGACTGGGTGTTCTTCGGTGGCTGCGACCCATCGATGGGCAAAGGCGAGACATCCGACCCGTCCGCCATCCTGGTCGGAGGCTGGGACCGGCACTCCAAGACCTTGCACGTCTGCGAGGCTGACATCAAGCGCCGGGTGCCATCCAAGCTGGAGGCGGACTTGATCGCGGCGCAGCGCGAGTTCCGCATGCAAGCCATCGCCTTCGAGAACAACAACGCTTACGAACACTCACGCCAGACATTCATCAAGGCCGGGCTGGAGAAAGGCGTAGCGCTACCCCTGGTCGGAGTCACCGCCATCGTGGCACCCGAGGTGCGCATCGACTCGCTGGAGCCGTTCATCAGCGATCCGTTCGAGCCGCGCATCTGGTTCAACTCGGCGCTGACACAACTGCTGGCCGAACTGGACAGCTGGCCAGAGCCGCAAGGCAACCACCACTACGACGGCCTGACTGCCTTGCATTTGCTGTGGATGATCGCGGTGAGCCGGGGCAATGTTTCTTTCGATTATCAAGCTGTCGGCAAACAAACAGGCGATGACGATAGTTTCCGGGGCTTCGGCCCTGGCGCCTGGTAGGAGTGACAAATATGGCGCAAATCGTCGACCTAAACGGCAACCCGATCCAGCGCGAAGCGCTCGATCAGTCGCAGACCGCCCAGCTAAGCTGGCTCACCTACAGCTACGAAAACCATCCCTCTCGCGGCCTGACGCCGCAGCGCCTGGCGCGCATCCTGGAGGATGCCGAACGCGGTCACCTGATCGACCAGTCGGACCTGTTCACCGACATGGAAGAGAAAGACGCGCACATCTTCTCGGAGATGAGCAAGCGCAAGCGGG